TTTCAATTGGTCATAATCTAATTCTATCACGCAGTAACCTCCACTGTGCATGAACAAACAAGGTTTCGATCTCCATATACATTATCGATCCTTGATACTGCTGGCCAGAATTTATTTTTCTGGTTAACAGGAAAAGATGCCTGTTGTCTACTATAATTATAGTCCCAAACACCTGCTATCATTCTAGCAGTATGAGGTGCATTTTTCAAGATATCTTTATCTGTGTATATTTCTCTTCTTATCATTGCCATCGCATCTACAAATCTCTGCAACTCATCTAATGATTCAGATTCAGTTGGTTCTACCATCATAGTATTTGAAACTGGCCAAGATAATGTGGGTGCATGGAAACCATAATCCATTAACCTTTTAGCAACATCTTCTGCTGTAACTGGTAATGAACGACAATCAAAAATACATTCGTGTGCGACTCTACCATTTTTTGCTTTATACAATACTTTAAAATCAGGATCTATTTTATGTGCTAACCAGTTAGCAGATAATAATGAGATTTCACTTGCCTTTCTTAATCCATCTTCTCCCATCATACGAATATACATCCAACTGATTGGAAGAATACTAGCACTACCTGTTAGAGAAGAAGATACCCTATGTGTTACAAAAGGTGTCAAATGTGTTGCAACTCCAATAGGACCAACACCTGGTCCTCCACCTCCATGTGGAATGCAGAATGTTTTATGTAAGTTAAGGTGACATACATCAGCACCATAATTACATGGTTTTGCTAATCCAACTTGAGCATTTAAGTTTGCACCATCAAGATATACCTGACCACCGTTATCATGAACAATTTTACATATATCTTTAATAGTTGGTTCAAATACACCATGAGTTGATGGATATGTGATCATAATACAAGACAACTCAAAGGTATTCATTATTGCTTTTTTCTCTAAGTCTTTCATATCAATGTTACCATCGTCGTCGCACTTAACACCTACAATCTTCATACCTGCCATGATAGCACTAGCAGGATTTGTTCCATGTGCACTTGTGGGTATCAAACAAACATTTCTGTTTACATCTCCACGACTTCTATGATATTCCTGTATTGCTAGAAGACCTGCATACTCTCCCTGAGATCCTGCATTTGGTTGAAGAGATATAGAATCAAATCCAGTGATTTCACACAACCAACCTTTTAACTCATCAATAATAATTTGATATCCTTCTGTTTGTTTCTTAGGAGCAAATGGATGTATGTTTGCAAACTCTGGCCAAGAAACTGGCATCAACTCTGATGCTGCATTTAACTTCATGGTGCAACTACCAAGTGGCATCATACCATTTACTAATGAGAAATCTTTAGATACTAACTCATTAATATATCTCATCATATTTGTTTCACTATGATACTTGTTAAAGACATCTTGCTCTAACCACCTTCCTTTTCTTCTAGGTATGTGTTTCCATACATAATCTTTACACACATCATATACATGATTTATTGTATTGGAACTAGCGTTGAATACAATTTGTGTTTGAATTATTTCATCTAACTCTTGGATTGTAGTAAGTTCATCTAAAGTTATTATCATCCAACCATCTTCATACCTGACATTGAACTTATCGCTTAAAAAATTATAATAATCAATATCAGTTTTTATACGAATAGTATCAAAACCTTCTGTATCTTCTACTTCTTTGCCACACCATCTCAATGCTGTTTTTAACGTCTCTCTATATCTTAGTATTCTATTTGCTATTTTTTTCAGACCTTCCGCACCGTGGTAAGCAGCGTAAAAACCTGCCATATTTGCGAGGAGTGCTTGAGCAGTGCATATATTGGACGTTGCTTTGTCTCGTCTTATGTGTTGTTCCCTTGTTTGCAATGCTAGCCGTAATGCTTTATTACCTTGGGAGTCTAGAGACTGCCCTACAATACGTCCAGGAATCTTACGTTTATATTTGTCAGTGGTTGCAAAGAATGCTGCATGAGGTCCTCCAAAACCCATAGGTATTCCGAATCTTTGCATACTACCAACTGCAACATCAAATCCCATCTCACCTACAGGTTTCATTAATACCTGACATAGGGGATCTACAATTGCAATCTTGATACATTTATATGCTTCAGCACATCTCATAAATCCATCATTATATTTTAATGCACCATAATTATTTGGATATTGAAGTATGAGACCAAATGCATTTTCTAATGATTCTAAATCTACAAGTTCATCTACATCAACTTTAACTATATTAATACCTAATGGTTCTGCCCTTGTAAGTAATACCTCCAATGTTTGTGGAAATATTTTGTCATCAACTATAAAATCTTTTTTCTTACTTTGACTATGAGCAAGTAACATTGCTTCTGCAGCTGCAGTTCCTTCATCTAACAATGATGCATTTGCAACTGGTAATCCAGTGAGTTCTGTAATCAATGTTTGATAATTAAATAATGCTTCTAATCTACCTTGCGATATCTCTGCCTGATATGGAGTGTAAGATGTATACCAAGCAGGATTTTCAAATACATTTCTTTGTATTACTGGTGGTGTAATCGTTCCATAATATCCTTGACCTATCAAACTTATCTTAACAATATTATGACTTGCAATATCTTTTAATTCTGTAAGTGCCTGTTGCTCACTACAACCCTCTGGTAATTTACTATCACCACGAAGTAAAATTGAATCAGGCACAATCTCTCTGACTAATTCATCTATAGTTGATAGACCAAGATCAGTAAGCATCTTGCGTTGTTCTGATTCTGATGGTCCGATATGACGTTGAATAAATTCTGACATACTATCCGCTAATCATTTCTTCATCCATAGTTTTATTACGAATGATAATTGTATTACTATCATAGTCAGGATAAAATTCGATGATGTCATCATTATCCCAACACATCTCTTCGTACAGCATATTAAGTTTCTTCATGTCCTGATACATGTCTGATGGTCTCTTGTCCATTAAAAAACTCCTGTGTTATAATTGAAGAGAAGTAACTCTTTTCTTGTTTTTTGATTTCTCATATACTCTCCTACTGAACGCATAGTATATGTCAAATCAAATTCAGCACAATTCCAATCTTCAAATCTGTCTTTAACTAATTGATCTGAATTGTAACTTATAAGCATCTCTGAATTATATATTTCACAAGTTTTTGCGAAGTCATCGTGGTCAAACTTTTTATGTATTGAACCCTTTCTACCGTATAAATTATCCTTAATATCGTATGGTGGATCAAGATATACAAATGTTTTTTCTTTATCTCCTAACAAAACTTTATAGTTAACATTTGTAATATACCAATTTCTAATTAACTTACTATAAACTGGTAACTTATCAATACCTCTCATTGAGAAGTTTGCATCACTTGCTTGTTCTGAAAATGATGATGATTCTGTAAGACAACTAAAAGAACATTTGTTAATAATATAAAAACAAACTGCACGGTCTTTATCTGATATTTCTAAATCATATAGTTTTTCCTTTGCATCTAAAAATAGACCTCTTGCAGAACCACGATCAGGAAATCTAGATTTAAGTTGCTGTAGTTCTTCATGTACATAATCTCCATTAACTTGTAATTGTAACCAAAAATTATATAATGGTTCATACAAATCATTAACTACGATTTTTAGGTTCGGATATTTTTTCGTAATATGTAATGCTACACTACCACCACCTAAAAATGGTTCATAGTATACATCATAATCTCTAAGGTCTGGAAAGAATGGTTCCATCTTTTTGCAAGCACGAGACTTGCCACCAGGATAACGAAGTGGTGTTTTAAAAGATTTTAGAGACATTAATCAATTGATTCCCAGATAATGTAATCATCAGGATCTGTCATTGGCACAACTCCTCCATATCCTCCGCTATTTCTTCTTTTATTTAATTCATCCCATTCCATTTTAATCTCAATTATTTCTGTAAGGTCGTTTACTGAATTAGACATTGATTGATATCCTGCACCAACAAAGATTTGTCCTGCCATTACAGCAAAGGTGCAAGCACCCCAGAAAATATAATACTGATAAGATTTGATTTGTGCTTTAGTTTTAGCGAAAGTTGATTTAGTCATTACAAAATTAATTTTTTAGTAGGTGTTGATAACTTACCAAACATAGATTTATATTGTTCGATAATTTCTTCTTGAGGGTCTCCGATGTAAACTACGTATTTTTTAGTAATTTCAATTTTATCCTTTTGAAGTAAAGGAGACCAAGGAGCAAATGCAATATTTCCTTGTTGAGGTGACGGTACTGCCACAATTGGATCTGTAATAACAATCGAATCACTGTTATCTTCAACGATGTCTGCAATGACATCTTCACCAGACCACATACGAATTAATTTAACGGTCATTTGAATTCACACTCCACCATAATTTCAGTTAAACAAGCTAATAGGTTAATTTCTTGATCTGCTACAAATGCAATCTGATATTGATACTTTGCAATAATCAACACTGCAGCAGGTATTGTGCCTGGTACAAGCACATCGTATAACGAATCATATATCCTTCTCATCAATACACTCGAATCATTATCAAGATTATCTACACACCATTTACGAACCTCAGAAAAATTCTTTGACTTAAGGTTTTTAAGTAAATCATTTACAGATACATCTGAAAATGCAGCGAGTATGCCACTATCTATCTTACCACTTACAGAGTATCTTTGACACTCATTCAACACTCTTCTCCAATCAGGAAAGTGTTTATTGATCAACTCTGCTACAACCTTCTTATCTGCATCTATCTTTTCTTCATCTAAAATTTGAGTTAATCTTGAGAAGAATTGTGCTGCAATTGTTGGTTTATCTCTTTTGTGTATCGAGAAATCAACAACAGAACACCTAGAATGTAGTGGGTCGATAATCTTGTTTTTGTAGTTACACGTAAAGATAAACCTGCAGTTTTTGGAGAACTCCTCAATAGACGCTCTGAGAAGGAGCTGTACATCGGAAGTGGTATTGTCTGCTTCATCAATGATGATGACTTTATGTTTCGACTCGCTTGTAAGAGAGACGGTAGATGCGAAGTTCTTTGCGTTCGTCCGAACAGTGTCGAGAAAACGTCCTTCATCCGACCCATTAATGACATAGTAATCTGCTCCTAATTGATTACACAATGCTTTTGCTACCGTAGTCTTACCAATGCCTGGTGGACCTGACAATAACATATTTGGTATCTCTCCTCTATCAACAAAATCTTGAAAAGTTTTCTTGATACTCTTTGGTAGAATACACTCATCAATTGTAGTGGGTCTGTATTTTTCAACCCATATAAAATCACTCATAATAAAATTGCAACTTTGCTAATTGCTATGCTCATCAAAAATGCTAACATAATTGCAACATCCCACTGTTTGTTTTGAACATAAAAAGGAATGCAAATAATATCAGCAATAATGTGCATTATCGCACCATAAAAGGTTGATACATGTAGTATAACAAAATACGCACAAATAATCAACACTGAACCTGTGATTCTTCCTGCGACTAATAAATTCATTTAAAACCTTTAGATTGTTTCTTTGGTTTTGGTTTATCAATAACGTGAACAACTGTTCCTTCAAACCAAGGTGAATGACAATTATTCCACCAATATTCTTGAACCTCATCCCAAGATTCTACCACGAAAGATTTGTTTTGACAAACTATTCGATAATGATGGCGATCATAAGGTTTGTCAGAAGTCTGAGAAAAATATCTTGGGTCTTCTTTAGAAATTAACTCTGTCATTTTCTTTTGCTCTCCATTCTTTTCTCATTTTAACATAAACATCGCTTTTTGCAACAATGTCACGAACCTTTTTGAATACTCTTGCAGACTCAGCATATTTACTTGATAAATTATCTGCTTCTTGAGGTAATACTTCTTTAGTTCCTTTCTTGTATTTTCTACCAGAATTGTGATTTGCATATCTTCTGGCACGAGTAAATCCCATTTCTAGAAATTTACGACACATATCCATACC